GACGACGCTGCTGGCCACGTCGGTCAACGCGGGGACCGTCGGGTCCTACCCGCAGCAGGCGGTCACGACCTACATGGGGGCCGGCGCGGCGGTCACCGTCCAGGTCATCGCGGCGGGGTCCGCCGGGTCGGTGTACAGCGCGGCACTGACAGTGACGCCGCTGATGGCCGGGGACACCAAGGGGGCCGTGGCGTGGGACGGGTCCGGTTCGCCGGCGGGGTGGACGCCCGGCGGGTTCCCCGTCAAGTTCCTCCAGGGCACGCCGCTGATCCTGGACCCGGCCGGGGATCTGTACAGCGCGATCGGGGCCGGGAACCTGCGGGCCTGGGTTGACGGAACGGACACCTGCGGTCACGGGCATTGGGGGGCACTCGCAAATTGAGCTCCATCCAGCCGCCTACTGGCCGCAACTACGACGCTACGGAGATGGCCCCGTGATCATGCAGCCAGCGGTACCCGCGACGAGCCCCGGCGGGACCACCAACACCGTCGTCAACACATCGGGCGGAACCGCGTACGTGAGTGTCGGCGCGAACGGGGCGACGATGGCCAACTACTGGGTCAACGGCGTGTCCGTGGCCACCACCGCGACCGCTTACATGATGACCGTCCCCCCGGGCGCCACGTGCGCTTTGCAGTACACCGGCGCGACCCCGGTCTGGTACTGGTCCGCGATCACCCCGGCGCTGCCCGCCTCCCCCGCCACAGTCGTGAACACCACCGGCCGGAACCTGTCCGCCGCGTTCCTCGGCGCCGGCGCTGTTACCGCGGTCACGGTCAACGGCCTGACCACCGGGATCACCCAGGCCCCCGGGATGCAGCCCGCCGCCGCGGCCACCGGAGGGGTGCCGCTGCCCGCCGGCGCCACCATCGTGGTCACCTACACCGGGACCGTGGCGTGGGCGTGGCTCGACAGCCTGGACATGTCCGGGACCAGCTCCGACGGCACCGCCTACGCGCAGTCCAACATCGTCCCCGCGTCCGGCGCAGGCGGGTACTCGTCGCTGAACACCCTGCCGTACGCGCCCCATGCTGCAAGTGGCTTCAGCGGATGGGGGGCCGGAATATCAAACTAAGCCGCCCGGTCCGGCAACTCCAGACGGTCGCCATCCCACCCGACGGTGCCGTCGTCCGCCGTGACCCTTTCTCTGACAATCAGGTCCCCGGAGGGAAGCGTCACCGTCGGCACATCGGATGGCGGCGTTATCAGCGCCAGTACGGTCGTCTGCAAGCTGAGCGCCAGGCCCAGCAGTTCATCGGCGTAGATAACTCGCCTGGCCGTCTCCGCATCGCTGACGGTTTGCCGATGCCAGGTCTTGAATCCCAGTGCCTGCATCCGGGCGGCGAGGGATGGCCCTCCCAGGTGCAGTTTCGCTCTCTGCCCGGCAACGTTCCAGGCCAGGACCTCCTTGTAGGACTGCGGCGCCCTCGCTTGAGCACCCCTTACCGGGTGATCTTGCCGGTTGTGCCGCTGTTGCAGCGCCGTCGCCCATCGGACGTTGCCCGGCTCGTAATTGCCGTCGTTGTCGATGCGGTCAAGCGTGTAGAGCGGCATGCCGCTCGGATACCTGCCTTCCGGCTTCACGCCGATGCTCGACTCGATATCCGCGATGAACGCAGCCAGGTCGCGCCAGCGTTCGCAGACCTTGATGCCGCGCCCCCCGTACCGGGGAAATTGCGGGGCGGACTCCTTGTAGCAGCGGTCCATCATGCCGCCCCACGTGGCGCGGAGCGGATGGCCCGAAAGCCCGTGCCTGACGCCGTGCTCCCGCTGCCAGCAGCCGCAGGACCCGCTGGCGCCGCTGTTCAGGTTGGACAGCGCAACCGTGACTACATTCCCGCAGTCGCACTGACAGACGGCGGCACGCCATCCCGCAGGCTTGGACGGACTGACACCAAGCCGGGCATCGCTGTTCAGTACGACCAGCCGGTTGAATCGCTGTCCTACCTGGACGAATATCCGCTGCTTAGCTCCCTTGCCGATCACTTCTGGCCGTCGCCCTCGGGCAGCGCCGGGAGTGTCAACGCCAGCCGGTCGCGCACGACTGCGCTGACCGACCGCTCCTCGGTGTATGCGGCCAGCCGCAACCGCTCGTACAGGTCATCGGGCAGGTCCACACTGATTCGCTTCATGGAATCCATGATACCGGAAATCCGGGAGATGGCGGCCTTATGTCCCAATATCCTCAGCGGGTACTTACTGACACTTCCGTAACATGGGATTCCCATGCGAACGGCGCGGAGCGGGCAACCTTCACCCGTCACGGAACGGTCGTCGACGTGGTGCCCGGATCGCTGCTGGAAGCCGCCTACGGGCCGTCCGTCCTGTCCGGCGTGATCCCTCTCAGCCAGCGCGGCAACGAAGCCTGCCTGAGCCAAGCGTGCGTAAGTAACTAGGAGGCAGTCGTGAGCGTGCCGGGGGTGAAGCCGGGGATGGCGTCCCGCCTGCCCTTCGCCGTGGCCGCGCTGTTCTTCCTGGCCTCCGCCCTCACCACCTGGCACCACCCGGCAACGGTTGCCTCTGCGGGCATGTGGCTGTTCTTCGGCGGTGTGGCCGCTGTCGCGGCCGGGGCGGTGACGAGCCCGTGACCCGGTACAGAAAGAAGCCCGTCGTTATCGACGCTGAGCGCGTCGACCGGGACAAGCTGCACCGGCTCAGCCCGGAGTTCCGTGCCGCCGTCTGCAACGAGGTGTGCGACCAGGGTGAGCGGAAGTACGAGAACGGCCGATCGATGCCGCACGTCCACACGCTCGAAGGCGCCATGCACATCAGCGACGGGGACTGGCTGGTCAAAGGCGTCCAGGGCGAGTTCTACCCGGTGAAAAGTGACATCTTCGCGGCCACCTACGAGCCGGTGATCGCGTGACGACCCCTGTTGCTAGCGGCGTCCTGTACGCGTCCGTCGCTGACCTGCGGAACGTCATGAGCGGGACAGACTCCGGGACGGGCACGGCGGCGCAGCTCACCGACGCGCAGTTGGAGCTGGCGCTTTATGCGGCGAGCAATCGCGTGTCGGTGTACGCGGGCAACCTTTACGACAGTTCCGTGCCGGAGGCCGTGCCCCCGCCTGTCCTGCATGATCTAACGCTCGATCTGGCGTGCTTCTGGGCGTACAAGACATATCTCAAGAGCAAGGAAATCACGGCGACCCACCCCGTGTACATCGCCTATCGCGACGCAATGGGGATCCTGGCCGACGTGAGAAAGGGCGTCGTCCTCCTCGATCCGGCGGCGGCTCCGGGAATCGGCATGGAAACGGGGACGGTCATCAACCGCCTCCCGCCGATCTTCACGGGCCGGGACAGCAACACCAGAGTGTCGCCTGTGACTGGTGTTCTCGAAGCCGATGTCCCCCTCGGCCAGTGGTCCCCGCGCGGCATGGGCTGGGGCGACGGGGCGGGGACGGTGTACGAGGGATGACCGGCACCGGGACGTTCAACGCGCGCATAGACGCGCTGCGCAGCATGGTCGGCAGCGGCGTACTGACCGGCTCAGTTACATGTGACCAGGTATACGCACATTTTCAGCACGAACGCGCGGACCTGCATCATCCTCGCGGCGGCGGCCCGTTCTTCCTTTCGAGACCGCTGATGGAACATTACCGCGACTACCTGGACGACTACGCCAAGACCGTGCTCACTGACGGCGGACAGCCCGCGATGAAGCGCAGCATGGAACATCTTTCCGATCAGGTCGAGGTCACTGCGCCGCGCGAGTGGGGCGACCTCCTCGCATCGGGCCACCCCGCCGTCACGCAGAACGATCATGTGATCTATGACCGGCCCCCGAAGGTCGCCCGGCTCACGAGGCAGGAATTGCGGGCCAAGAGCCGGGCTGTCCTGCGGGCGCGGCTCGCTGCCGGCCTAAGTGTCTACTTCACCCGTGATGGCAGGGTCATCCGCATCCCCGGCAAGAACGAACCCCACGAGATGCGGGGCCGGCTATGAGCCACACCGCGCCCACCGTCGCCCTTGAGCAGGTCGTCTGCGACTGGATCGCCTCCCTCGGCTGGGATAACAGGCAGGAGCTTGGATTCCCGCTGTACGTGGGCCCGGAGATCATTGCGGACCCCGACAAGGCCGTTTTCATCACCGGGACCGGGGGCCCGGGCTTTACGACCGAGGAGCCGGCGACGGACGCGGTGACGTTCCAGGCGCGCGTCCGGGGCCCGGCCGATGACCCCCTCGCCGCCCGGCTGGCCGCGGACACCCTGGACGCGCTGATCCTGTCCGCTCCTTTTCCTGCGCAGGTAGACGGGACGCAGATTGTCCACGTGCACCGGCTAGCCGGTCGGCCCGCCATGCTCCCCCTTGATGAGTCCGATAAAAGGTTTGAATGTACTTGCTCCTACATAATAGTAATAGGAGTGTGATGCGATTATGCCATTCGAGCCACGAGAGAAGCACTGGGCATGGAAAGGCGACGACGCCGGGTACGGCGGTCTCCATCTCAGGGTCAGAAGAGAACGCGGTCCAGCGTCAGATTACAAATGCGAATGCGGCAACCAATCGCAGGAATGGTCGCGTATCGCCGGGCGGGACGGCTGTGACGTGCAGGATTACGTTGCTAAGTGTCTTTTCTGCCACAGAGCGTACGACAAGTCCAACGGCGGGACGGGCTCATGGCCGAGAGGCGAGGGCTGCTGGAACAGTGTACTTACCGCTGACGACGTGGAAGACATCCGGGTTCGCCACGGATTTTTCGGCGAGGGAAGCACGGCAATCGCCCGTGAGTACGGCGTATCAAAAGGAGCGGTGGACGGCGTGATCCACTTCCGCAATTGGCGTCATTTGAACGCCTGTGAGATAGGAGTTTAGATTGGCTACCGGACCGCGGCTCGCCGTCATCCCCGCCCTGTTCAACACCGGCCCTGCGGTGTCGGTGTTCCCGCTCTACGCGACGGTCGGCGCGGCCGGGGTGGACGCCGTAGGCGCCGGCGGGACGGCCTTCGCTACCGCCTGGGGCACAAACCTGGGCGTCATGATCCCCAATGTCAGCAACGGCGGGGTGTGGCTGTACTACACGTGCGGGGCCGTCACTCCCTCCTATCAGGTGCTGATCGGGAACGTGGCGGGGACCTCCGGCCAGGTGCCGCCCGCTACCGCCGAGGCCGGCACGCTGGTCACCTCCTCATCGGGCTGGCTGGGGCCGTTCAGCCCGTCCACGTACAACCAGGAATCGCCGACCACCGTGACCTACACGGGGGCGATCAACACGACCGCGCTGACCGCCGCCGCGCAGGGCTGCGTGGTCATCGACTTCTCCGCTACCACTCTCCTGTGTGTCCGCGCCTACCAGTTTGTGACGGTGACCCCATGAGCGAGACCAGCACCCCGGCATCATCCCCGCCAGCGCCCAAGCCAGCGGCGCCGCCCGCGCAGACCCCGGCGCAGGTGCCAGGCGCGGCGGCAGGCGACACGTCGGCGGCGCTGGCGGCGCCCGTCACCGCCCTGGCGTCCGGGCCTCCCGCGGCGGCGGAGGACCAGTCCGGCCTCGCCGCGAAGCTCGAGGAAGAGCTCGCGAAGCTCCGCGCCGACGCGACCGCCGGGGAGAAAGCGGTCATGCGGGTCCTGGCGCCCCACTCCTCCATGACGTGGGGCGGGGTCACGGTCACCGACCAGCCAACCACTGTTCCGGCGCACACGGTGCCCGGCCTGACCGAGGCCGCGCTGAACGCCGGCGTCAAGATCATCCAGGAGCACTGATATGGCGATCGTCCCGCTCAACTACGCCCCTCCGGCGTACACGACCACGAACGTGCTGTACGGGGTCGGGGTGCTGTTCACCGCCCCCACCGGCACCGCGGTGCCCGGCGACGCCTATCTCGGGTACGGCACGTCGTGGACAGGCCTGGGCTGGAACTACGTCGGCGGCACCCTCGACGGCGTGACGCTCACGTTCGCTCCCACGACCCAGAACATCCTCATCGAGGAGCAGCCGACACCGGTCGGCGTCGCCGTCTCGACGGCGGACCTGACGGTGACCTGCAACCTCTCGGAAGAAACCCTGAACAACGTCAGCCTGGCGTGGGGTAACTCCGGGACGCAGGCGACCACCGCGGCGGGGGCCAGCCAGCCCGGCAAGACGGTCCTCACCCTCTCCACGGTGTTCCCGTCGCTGAGCGTGGCGCTGATCGGCAAGAACCAGTCGGGGTACGCCAGGGTCCTCTACGTCCCGACCATGATCAGCGCCGGTCAGGTGCAGACGGCGTACCGCAGGGCCGCGCAGCAGCGCGTCTACCCGCTCACCCTGTCCGCTATCTGCCCGTTCAGCAGTATCACGTGGTCGGATCTCACAAGTTTGGCCACCTCGTAGATCTTATTTCGAACATCGCTCCGGGAGGAGCCTGGCAGGGGGGGAAAGGTCATTGGCAGCATTCAGCGCGGAGTCCGTAGCCGAGGAGCTCGGCTACACGTTCACCTACAAGGTCGGGGACAAGGTGATACCGGGGCCGTCCGGCGTGATCGACGAGCCGACGGACAGGCAGATCGCCAAGTTCCTGACCGGGGTCAAGAAGGTCGTCAAGGAGTCGGAGGACAAGCTGCCCTCCACGGCGGACCCCGCCAACCCCGCATCGGTGACAGACGCCCTGGACGACCTGAACCCCGAGGACGTCGTGAGCTTGATGGGGAAGATGGCGCAACTGTACGCCGACCTGTGCTCCGGGTCGCCGTCCAAGGCGGAGATCCTGGCGCTGCCGATGCGGCGCAGGCAGGCATTCTACGCCTGGCTGCAGCAGGAGGTTATGTCCCCGGAAGCCGGACCCGGCGCTGGGAGAGCGCGGCCGAGCTCCCCGCTGCGCGCAGTCGCCGGGTAATCCTGTACTCGGTCCGCCGCTACCTGAACTTCACCGAGGACGACTGGGACGATCTGTCGTGGGACCGGCAGCGGGCCTACCTCGAAGGCATGTCCGAGGACGAAAGCGTGCCGTTCAGCTTCCAGGCCGCTGCTTCCGCGCCGCCTGAGGGGCCGTACGGGCCCACGGTGCGGACCGGGGTCAAGACCGGGGCCGACGTCATCGACCTGGCCGGGATGATCGAGCAGATGGAAGCCGCCCGGCAGCCGGGGGGCCGGTGATGGCGTTCAATCCGGCGCGCTTCCCGTGGCGGACGGGGCGGCACGCGGGCCGCACGATTTACGTGCAGCTCACAGCCATCCCGTCCGACGATGATCCGCTCATCGGGCTGATGGACACGCCGGAGCTGGCGCAGGCCGCCTGCGACGGTCACAACCTCTTCCTCGACCGGGGAGGTGAGCAGCATGGCCTTTGACGCTGGGTCCATTGAGGCGAGACTGTCGATTGACACATCGAAGTTCGATGCCGATCTCGCCGCGGCCCGCGCCAAGCTCGACGCGCTGACCAAGGACCGCGAGGTCCGCGTCGCCGCCGTTTTCGACACGGCCAGCCTGGGCCGGGCCCGGCGTATGTTCGCCGATCTCGACAATATGATTTCCCGCGACGCCGCGCAGCGCCTCAAGTCCTCGCCGCAGGGGTCGGTGCTGGGCACGCTCAACAGCCTGTTCAGTCCCCACCCGGTGACCGGGGCACCCACCGCGCAGTCCTCCGCGCAAGGCGGCCTGCTCGGCCGGATGATCTCCGACCCGGGCGGCGGCGGCACCGTCACCCCGGTGCAGCAGGTGCTGCAAGGCGGCGGCGTCCCGCAGGACCAGTCCGGCTACATCCGGCAGGTGATCACCGGTCAGGGCCAGGCGGCCAGCGGCCCGGGCTCGGAGCAGGCCGCCGGGGACCTTGAGGCCGCAGCCGCCGCGGAGAAAGCCGCGGCAGCCGCTGCGGGGAGCGCCGCCGCTGACACCGCCGACGCGGCCGGGCAGCTCAGGGACGCCGCCGCGGCCCTGCGGTCGGCCGCCGCGGCGCTGCTGACCGGGAGTATCCAGTCGATGCTCAGCGGCCCCGCTCCAAACGCGGCGGCTGCCCCCGTCGCGGTCCCCGTCCCCGCAGCCGCGTCGCCGTCCGCCGCGCCCGAGGCCGCCGCGGCGCCGTCCCCCGCGGCCACGTCGCCGGCTGCCGCCCCCGCCGAAGCTGCCGCGGCGCCGGTCACCTCCGCCGGGGGCGCGGGCGGCACCGCGGGGACGGACGCGGGCACGCAGGCGGCGGAGCAGCTTGACACGCAGGTGAAGCAGGCATCCGCCGACTACGCGACGCTGCTCAACCAGATGGCGGCGCCGCAGCGGCCCGCGATCCTCGCCGCGATCCCGCAGCTCGAGCAGCTCGAGCAGTTGCTCGCGCAGGTCACCGCCGCGATGAGCGGACCCGGGCAGGCCGGCGCGGATGCCCTCGCCGCGTTCCAGTCGCAGCTCCGGGAGTCCGCGACGGCGCTGGACGCGTTCCAGCAGCAGGCCGCGTCCGCGTCAGGGCAGCTCGGGGACCTGGACAGGGACATCGCGGGCACCCCGCCGCTCGATGTGGACAACGCGCAGGCGCTCGCGGCGATCGCGCAGGGACGGGCCGCGTTCACCGCGCTGAAGGCGATGCTGGCGCATGGTGTGCCGCTGGACGTGAACAACGCGCAGGCTCTCGCCTCCGTCGCGCAGGTGGCAGCGGCGGCGGAGGCGCTGAAGGCGGCGGTTGCCGGGACGCCGCTGGCGGGCGGCCAGGCCGGGAACGTCACCGTGAACGTCGCCGGGGCCGCCGTGGCCACGCAGCAGGCGGCGGGACTGCAGAAGGCGCTGACGGGCGTCAGCGTCGCGTCGGCGTCGGCGGCGCTCAGCATGGGGAAGCTCGTCGGGGTCGCCAAGGACGCAGGGGAGGCTGCCGAGGGGGGGAGCAAGGGGTTCTTCGACCTGACCCGGCAGGTGCAGCTGTGGGCGGGGGCGTTCGGGTCCACTGAGCTCATCGGGCAGGTGCAGCTATGGCACATCCTGCTCGACGGCCTCATCGAAACCTCGGTGATCGTGGTCGAGACGACGCTGACGATGGCGCAGACGATCATCACGACCCTGCCGATCTGGGAGCAGCTTGCCAGGAACATCAAGGCTGTCGACGAGGTAGCGCACACGTTCGGGATGAGCCTCGGCCCCGTCCACATCGGCCTGTCCCAGCTGCAGAAGGATCTGCAGCCGGGGATCCTGGAGCTGTACGGCGGGGTGATGGGGCTGGTCGGGAAGCAGTCCTCCGTCGCGGCGGGCGGCATCCAGATGGTCGTGACCGGGTTCGACACCTGGATAGCGAAACTGGACCTGTTCCAGAAAGCGCAGGGCGCCTCCGGCGCGATGCTGGTGTCCGGCTACAACATCATGAAGCAGCTCGCGCAGATCCTGGACACGCTCGGGGTGGCGTTCGAGAACCTGCTGAAATCCGACCCGGGGACCGTGCATTACCTGCTGGACCTGGTGGAGGGCGCCGCGAAGCTCGTGCAGGTGTTCTCCGAGATCCCCGCGCCGATCCTGAAAGCGGTCCTCGGCATCCACGCGTTCCTGCTGTGGGGCGGGCTGCTCGCCGACCTGGCCGTGAAGATGGTGTCGCCGCTGTACTCGCTGACCCTGGCCCTGGGCGGGGTGGCCAAGGGGGCGGGAGCGCTCGCGAACGTCGACAAGGACGCGGGCGGGTTCACCCGGCTCGGGGCGATGTTCACGGACCTGTCGGGGGCCGCGTCGAATCTCGGCCAGAAGTTCATGAGCCTCGGCTCGGTCATCCTTCTCCAGCTCAAAAGCTGGGGGCTGTTCGGGTCCGCGGCCCAGCAGGCCGCCGCCGAGACCAAGGCGGCGATGGCTGAGATCGAAGCCTCGACAGCCGCCGAGGGCGAGGCGATGGCGGGGCTCGCCGCGGAGGAGGACGTGGCGTCGGAGGCCAGCGGCGGGCTGCTGGCCAAACTCGGCGCCCTGGCGCTGAGCCCGTGGGCCTGGGCGGTCGTGGCGGCTGCCGCGCTCGCCGACGTCGTGTACGAGGCCGGCCGGGCCAGCGCCAGCGTGACCGGCCTCATCGGCACGCTGAACACCGGGATCGCCTCCGACAACGCCAGCGCCGCCATCCTGCAGATCAACTCCGCGATCGGGACGCTGAACACGTCGATCTCCCAGGTGAGCACCGCCCAGATCATGAAGGGCTGGAACACCCTGGGGGGCACCGCCAACTCGTTCGGCAAGGACGCCCTCGCCTTCGGCCAGGACTGGACCAAGTCGTGGTCCGACTTCGCCGGCGGCAACGTGATCGGTTCCGTGGAGAACCTCGGGAAGGCCGTCAAGGGCATCTTCGTCCCCGGCCAGGGCGCCGCGATCCAGGCGACGGACAACATCAGCGCCTACAAGGGCGCGATCATCAGCCTGTCCAAGGAACAGACAGCCCTGTTCTCCGAGACCGGCAGCCTCATCACCCAGGGCTACTCCTACTCCGACGCCCTTGCCCTGATGGACCTGGCGGGCGTGAACGCCGGCGACTCGTTCGCCCTGATGCAGCAGAAGGTCGCCAACCTGATCTCCGGGTACAAGGAGATGTCGGTAAGCGGCGGCCTGCTGACCGGCGCCCTTGACGCGGTGACGTTCGCGTCCGAGCAGCAGAAATCGTCCGTCTCCGCCATCACCGGCGGCTGGACGGCGTTCCTCGGCGTGGTCACCGGGGGCGCGTCCGCGTTCATCACCTTCGAGCAGGGCATGAACACGATGAACGCCGACGCCGCCGCGTCCGGCGCGTCGATGGAGGGCACCGGCACAGCCGCGCTGACGCTCAAGAAATCCCTCGGCACCGTCAGCGACGCCTCGCTCACCCTGCAATCCCAGTTCCAGTCACAGATATCAAGCGCCTCGGCGGTGGAGGCGGCGCTGCTCAACCAGGCCAGCGCGGCGGGGCTCGGCGCCAAGGGCACCGCGATGCTCACCCAGGCCGGGAAAGATCTCGTCGCGCAGCTGATCCCCACGGCCAGCGGCAGCAAGGAGGCCACCGCCGAGCTGTACGCGTTCGCGCAGACCGCCGGGTACACCGGCCCGGACAGCCTGAAGTCGCTGACGCTGTGGCTCGGGAACACCAAGGACGCCACGAAGAACCTCGACGGCATCGTCTCCACGCTCACCATCGACTCATCGAACCTCGCCGACGACATGAACAACCTGGCCTCGGCGCTGCAGCAGAACCTCAGCACGGCGATGGCCGCGGCTATCTTCCAGGTCGGCGGCGGCCAGAAGGTGTTCGACAACTTCGCGACCGCAGCCCGCAGCTCCCACGACAACCTCGGCGCGATGACCGCCTCGGCGCAGGCCCTGGCCACCGCGCTGGTCGCCACTCTCGGGAACACGGCCCAGGCTCAGGCCGAGTTCGTCGTCTTCGCCGAGAAGCTCGGATTCACCAGGGCGCAGGCGGAGGCGCTGTGGAACCAGGTCAACAACACGCCTCTCGCGCCGGCCGTGAACGTCACGGAGTTCGACGCGTTCCTCACGGACATCGGCCTGCTCCCGGGGCAGATCACCGCAGTCAACAAGCTGCACATCAGCCCGCAGTCGAACCAGGCGCAGGTCGACGCGCTGCTGAAGAAACTCGGCCTGATCCAGACGCAGATCGGCGCGATCAACACCGATGTTTTCAGCCCCCGGGCGAACAACACGCTGCTCGACGGGTTCCTCACCCAGCTTGGCCTGATCCCCGGGCAGATCGACAAGGTAAACGCCCTGGACATCAGCCCGAAATCCGACGAGAAGCAAGTTGACGCGCTGCTGAAGACGATCGGGCTGACCCCGGGGCAGATCGCCTCGATCAACGGCCTCGTCATCCGACCGAAGACGGACCCGTCGGAGACGTACCTGCTCCTGGACTCGATCGGCCTGTTCCCCGGGCAGATCGCCGCGGTCAACAAAATGGACATCAGCCCGAAGTCAGACCAGACGAAGGTCGACGCGCTGCTGGCGAAACTGGACCTGACCCCGGGGCAGATCGCCGACATCAACGCGGCGCTCATCCACCCGTCGGTGGACGCCACGGAACTGAACGCGTTCCTCACCGCGCTGGAACTGACCCCGACGCAGATCTTCAACATCAACCAGATGGACATCAGCCCGAAGTCCGACCAGAAGCAGGTCGACGCGACGCTGAAAATCCTAGGCCTGACCTCGGGGCAGATCGCCGCGATCAACGCGACGCTCATCCACCCCGCCGTGGACTCCGCGGACCTCAACGCGTTTCTCACCTCGCTGAACCTGACCCCCGGGCAAATCCAGGCGATCGACCAGATGAACATCAGCCCGGGGTCGGACACCAAATCCGTCGACAAGCAGCTGGCGAGGCTGAAACTAACCCAGGGCGACATCAACGCGATCAACGCCACGCTCATCTCGCCGGCCGTGAACGCCGCGCCCCTGACCGGATACCAGGCCAAGCTCAAGCAGATAGGGAAGGAACTGGGACCGCCGCCGGCGGCTAACTGGTCCGGGTTCTGGGGGACGATCGGCGGGTTCTTCAACACCGGCCTGCTACTGCCCGTCGATCATTTCTTCACCGTGATGCTGCCCGGCTGGGCGCATTCCAGCGGCCTCGCCGGAGTGTGGGACACCACCCACGACGGGTTCCTGCGTGACGTGCAGGCCCCGGTGTCGAACTTCTTCAACGGCGACATCCCCGACTGGGCGGCGAACACCCTCAATACCTGGGAAACGATGTGGTCCACGGCCCACAACGGGTTCATTAACGACGTCCAGGACCCTGTCAGCGATTTCTTCAACAAGACCCTGCCGGGGTTCTTCGAGGCGATCGGCGCTGGCATCTCCATGGACACCGGCTTCCTGGCATCCATTGGATCAAGCCTTATCGGCGGGCTGTGGTCCGGTATCCAGGACGCGTGGGAAACCGTCTCCGCGTGGTTCACCGCAATGCCCGGCCGCATCGCCGGGTGGTTCTCAGCGGCAGGGTCGTGGCTGGTACCGGGCGGCAGGAAGATCATCTCCGGCCTGTGGTCGGGCATCGCTGACATCTGGTCCGGGACGGTGGCCCCGTGGTTCTCATCCGTGGCGGGCCGCGTCGGGGGATGGTTCGGCGGGGCCGGCGGGTGGCTGGCCGCCGCGGGCAGGAACGTCATCAGCGGCCTGTGGTCCGGGGTCTCCGGCTACTGGTCCGGGACCGTCGCGCCGTGGTTCTCCGGGGTGGGGGCCCGGTTCAGCGGGTTCTTCGGCGGCGCCGTGTCCTGGCTGGCATCGGCCGGCAGGAACATCATCTCCGGCCTGTTCAGCGGCATCACCTCCGCGATGGCGGGGATCGGGTCGTGGGTCGACAGCAACATCGTCCAGCCGATCGTCGGCGCGGTGAAATCGTTCTTCGGCATCCACTCCGATTCCACCGTGATGGCCGGGATCGGCGAGCACCTGATGGGCGGCCTGCTCGGCGGGATGCTGCGGGCCAACCCGGTCGCGATCGCGGACAAGGTACTCGGCGGGCTCCCGAAAGCCCTGGAGGACATCGTCAAGAAGGGGCTCATCTCCGTCACCAGCCTGCCCGGCAAGGCGCTCGGCGCGCTCAAGGGCCTCGGCGGCGACATCCTCGGCCTGCTCGGCATCGGCAGCGGGTCCACCGCCACCGGCAAGGGCGACCTGACGGACGCGCAGCTCCAGGCGCTGTGGATCCAGGCGGGCGGCAACCCCGCCGTCGCCGCAAACATGGCCCAGATCGCCATAGCAGAGTCCGGCGGCCGGGTCGATGTCGTCAACTCCATAGGCGCCTCCGGGCTCTGGCAGATTTATCCCGGTCAGCCGGGATCCCTGAACGCCCTGGACAACGCCCGGCAGGCCGTCGCCAAGTACAACGCGAGCGGGTACTACCCGTGGATCTCCGACCCGGTGGCGGCGGGCCTGATCGCGCAGGGCGACACGGGGCTGGCCGCCGGCGGGAAGGTCACCGCGGGCACCTCGCCGACCGCCGATGACGTGCTGATCCGCGTATCCAAGGACGAGACCGTGGTGTCCGCCGCGGACAGCAGGATACTGGCGCCGCTGTTCGCCGCGCTCGGCATCAAGGGCTACGCGGCAGGAGGGTCGGTCGCCAGCCAGGGCGCGGCGTACCTGAAAGCCTGGACGGGCAGCAAGCACCCCACTGTCAACGCGCAGATCGACACGTGGACCAGCGGCCTGTCCCGGGACAAGACCCTCGCCGGCGCCGGGGGGCTGTCCGAGGCCCTGCACGCGCACTACGTGAACGCTGAGGCCGCCGACAAGAAGCACATCGCCGCGCTGACCGGCGAGCGGACCGCGCTGACCAAGTGGCGGACGTCGCTGGCCGGCTCCGATTCTCACCTGTCGTCCTGGATCTCAGCGGCCGGGTCCACGGCCGCGCTGAAAGCCAGCGTGGCCGCGTGGAAGAAACAGCTCGCCAGCCAGAAGGCCACCATCGCCGGGGTCACCAGGATGCTGGGCCTGACTCCCGCCCAGGTAGCCGCCGCCAGCGCAGCCGCAGCCGCGGCGGCGAGCGCGGCATCAGCGGCCGGGGACGACTCAGATGACGGGCCGGACGGTACAAGCACTGCCGCGGCGGCGCCGCTGACCGCCGCGAGCGTGATCGCCGCCCTGGCCGGGATCGGGCCGCAGGCATCCCAGGCCAGCACGGCACCGACCTGGTACGGGTCCGGCGGCATGATCTCCGAGCCTGTGATCGGGTACGGGGCCAGCGGGAAAGCCTACGGGTTCGGGGAGAAAGGCCCCGAGATGGTGTCACCCGGCGGGGGGATGACCCTGGCCGGGATCGCGGCGCGGCTCGAGCGGCTGATCGACGTCACCGCCGCCGTGCCCGCGGGGGTCGGCGGCTCGGTGGGCGGGGCGATCGGCGGGGCGAGCCAGGCGGCCAGCTTCAGGAGCCGTTACCCGCGCGGCGGCTCTTAGCGATGACGAACTCACGCGCCGTAGCTAACGCATCCCCGGGCCTGTCACAGGGGGTGACTGGCTGATGTCGGACAGTCTTACTATCGCCAACTGCGTCGAGCTGCTAGGCGGCGGGGTCGCGTCGGTGAACCCGATGTGCCCGGGCGCTGTTTTCCGCCTGCAGCCCGGGTTCGACCTGTCCGCCCCGCAGCCCACCACGGATTTCGTAGCCTCGCTCCTGCTCGACGGGGAACGCCCGTTCGGCCGGCGGGCGTCCAACCGGACCATCAAGCTGCCGATCTGGATCACCGCGCCGACCAGGCAGATTCTGGCCGCGGCCCGCGAGATGCTCGAGGAAGCCGTCGACCAGGACATGTGGACGATGACGTGGACCCGCGACCCGGCGGGCGGCACTCCCCTGCCGATGATCATCGACTGCTTCCGCGCGCAGCCCACGGTGCCCACCTACAACACCCTCTTTGAGAAGGAGATCACCGGGCTGCAGGTCACGCTCACCATCCCGGCGCTGCCGTACGGGCGGGCGGACGTGCAGCAGCAGATCAGCTTCGCCGCGCCGGCGCCGACGACCCCCGTCCCGGTCCCGCCGCCGGCCCCGGTGGTGCTCGACACGTTCTCCCAGATCAGCAGCAGCCGGGTCACCCGGTCCGCCCAGTGCGCGGTCGGCCCGTGGACGGCGTGCTGGGATCCGGACAGCTTCGGCGACCCGGGCGGGCAGGTGACCCCGCTGACGTACGGGGCGTCGTTCCCGGCCCCGCTGAACCTGACCTCGATGACGTCGCTGCAGATGTGGCTCGGCCTCGGG